GGAAGATGCCCTGCGTGATATTGACATGTTGCAGTCCGACACCGATAAGGAGAGTGACACTAATGGCTGGCCTACTGGAAGTCTTCAATCAGAAAATCGTGAATGACAACCTACGTAACCGAACCATCGGGGCTGTTGCCGTGGCGGCGTGGTCTGTGTTCGCGGAACAGAGTCCATCCGCCGCACGAATCGCGTGGGCTAAGGATGCTGTAGCCAACGCGGAAGCGATCGGCAACGGCTGGATGTGGGCTGTCGCAGGAAACGCAGCTGTCCAAGCCGCGAACTTCAATCCATCAGACGGTGACATCCAGTACATCGTAAACTCGTTGCGAGACAAGATCGCGGTCTAGTAGGAGGTGTACCTTGTCTAACGAATTGAAGTTCACATACGCGGCGGAAGTCATTCTTGAGGCCAGCGGCGGCTCGGCTGCGACAACAATCATAGTTGCCGCAAATGATACTTCACTGACGAGCGCAAATCACTATGACTATCCACTTGCGGATTTTGCACTGACGTGCGATTTTGGTGCGGCAGTGGCGGCCGGAACAAGGATTGATCTCTATCGTCGGGACTTCGACATTACGGCTTCGGGAATCGATGCGCCTGCTCCTTCCGCTGCGTACCCGTACCGGCTTGTGGGTGCATTTCCCCTTCCGAACGGACAATCAGCGAGCGACACCTACCCATGTCCTGATGTGCCGTTGAGTCGCGTCTGCCAATTCTCGGTCGGCAACGCGACTGCGCAGACCATGACCGCCGGATGGATTCTGAAAGCCACTCCGAAATCCTTCGTGCCAGGAGCCTAGCGTGCTCTGGATTCCATCACCAAAGCGATTCCAAACTAGGCGACCGGATAAGTTCGTCCCTGATCCGGACCATCCGTATTCGCAGGGGTTGGTGTTCGCAGCTCTTGGTAATGGAATCGGTGTCGGCACGAATCTTTGCTATGACTCCAGTGCGGACCTTCACGGTGGAGTCGGGAATCACGGCACGCTGACCAACATGCTGCCGTCTGCCTGGGTCTGGTCACCACAACTAAATAGATATGCGCTCTACATTCCCGCTAATCAATACGTGAGTTTGCCTCAAGAACAAACATTTGATACATGGAGCTTTTCAATATGGTTCATAAACGTATCGAGCGGAGTCTATGGAACGCTATTCCGGAGTGGGGAAGACGGCCTACAGTTCAATGATGGCGGGGGTTACGCCGCCGTTAATGTGATTAAGAACAATGCCGCGGGCGAAATAAGTCCATCATTAGGTATAGGTGTTTGGCATCACTTTGTTGGATCTTTGAAGTCAGACGCAACAACAGAATTATGGATGGATGGGGTTAAGTTCACCGGTAAAGTTGGTGGGTTTTACAACACTCAGACAGCTAGAATTGGAGGTGGGCAATTTGGTAGTAATCTAGTAGGGCACGTTGCTGACGCACTGATATGGGATCGCTGTCTGTCTGAATCGGAGATTATGGGTCTCAGTAATCCTTCCAATGTCACCTACGACGGCTGGATCCAATCTCTCCGCGACTCGGTGCAGGGGATTGTGGCGGGTCCTGTAGGACCGACCTACACGCTTGCGACCTCTGTCGGATCGTTTGCACTGACCGGGATCGCAGCCAGTACAACGGCTCAACACAAGCTAACGGCGGGGGCCGGAACTTTCGGTGAGACCGGAGTAGCGGCTGCCCTGACGGCTCAACACAATCTGGCCGCCGGGATCGGCGCGTTCACCCAAACCGGAATCGCATCTGGACTGACGGCTCAACACACGTTAACTGCTCAGACTGGAGCCTTTGACGAGACCGGAACAGATGCTGGTCTGTCGGCTCAGCGAAAGTTGCAGACCACGGCGGCCACCGCGAGCCTCATCGGAGTCGCTGCCAGCTTGACGGCACGTAGGCAACTTCCAGCTGGTACCGCTTCTATCGCGCTCACGGGGGTGAACGTAACGCTCACCTACACGCCCACCGGCGTCACGTATTTGCTGACTGCAGATGTCAGAACATTCTCGGTGTCAGGAATAGCGGCCGGACTTGTGGCGGCTCGGCGTCTGTCATCAGGAACGGGAGTTTTCTCGGTCACGGGGAACAGTGCCAGCCTGACTAGGACCCGTTACCTGTTGGCAGCGCAGGCTTGCTTTGCTGTGAGCGGCCAGGCTGTGGGGATGCTCCTTGGTCGTGCCGTCTGCGCAGCTACGGCGTCGTTCGTGGTGACTGGAACCAATGTGGCCTTGACATATTCCGGTACTCTCGGGAATTTGGCTATCTGTCAGCAGCATGAACTCATGCAAGCGTGAAAGGAGTGACCTATGGCAGCATTCAACAAATTCTATCAGTTCGTGGAGGATCTCGGCAAGAAAGTTCACAACTTGGCGTCGGATCAAATCGTGGTCGCCTTGACGAGTGTGGCCCCTGTCCAAACCAACGAGATCCTGGCGAATCTCACGCAGATAAGTTACACGAACCTATCTGGGAATCCCACAAGTCGGAACGTTACGACGACGAGTTGCGAACAGACGAGCGGCCTTCTCAAGTTGATACTGGCTGACCTGACTCTGACGGCTTCTGGGGGTGCCATGGCGAACTTCCGCTATGTCGTCCTTTACAATGATACCCCTTCATCCCCGGCAGACCCGTTGATCGGATTCTATGATTACGGCGCCGGCGGTGTCACGCTTCAGGATACCGAAACGTTCAAGATCGACTTCAGCGAGGCGAGCGGCTGCTTGACGCTCGAATGAGGCAGGAGGTGAGCGGTGAACGTAGTCCCCGGATCAACCGATGTCAGTCTGGCAGTTAGGGCCATGCAGGCAAACGGTGCCGCGCTGGAGGGCAAGATCCACTCTGACTTCACACTCTGGTATCGTAGGGACGGGGCCAAGGTCTCGGTGACGCCTGCTGCGCTCGCTGCACTGACCACGCCGCATGCTGACGGAGGCGTGAAGGAGATCGACGACGGCTGGTATCGCGTGGACTTTCCGGATGCGGCCTTTGTCGCGGGAGTCGACCGGGTCGTGATTGGTGGGGACGTTGCAGGAGGCGTATTGCTCACGGTCCCAATTGATCTGAACGCGGCTGTGAACATCACGACCGAGAGCACGATCATCACGTCGAGGTAGGTTCCTGGGGAATTTCGTCACGAGGGAATACGACAATGTCACTTTTTTCGACACACTTCAGCGTGGACATCACCGCCTCGCTGGCAACAACTCCCGCCATCCCGTACGAGGAGTTTTGCTTCGGCTTCTTCTCGGTGGCTGCAGGCTCTGCCGTGGTGACCATCACTTGGTACGGGTCCTACGACGGTACGACGTTCGTCGCGATGTACGACGATGACAACGTGGCACTGACGACTACCGTCGCGGCAGACAGGGCGTACAGGTTCCCTGTTGAGCTGGCGGGGTGCACAGAGGTCAAAGCCGTGGGCAATGACACTGGGACGCTGAAGATCAATCTGAAGGGCTGAAGATGGGCGCCAGATCAGCACATCTGTGGTACGCGATGGAAGAAGACTCCGTTCCTCATGTGACGGATAATCGTCCGGAAGCGTATTGGGACCTGCGCGCGGAGCTGGCTGTTGACGGTGGACCGGGCGTGAACGATCCGTTCACGGCAGGCTTCGACGATCTCCGGGAACATTGGGTGGGATACCTGGTTGGATTTGGAGCTACGGGAAGTGCCACATCTGGATTTGTGGGGAATGGGTCGTTTGCCAGTCCGTATGCCATTCGGTTAGATGGCACGAACGACTACATTCTGGCGACGCAGGGAGCATTAGGCGCCGGCGCCGCCAGGGCATTTCCAGCCCATGGGGCCGTGGAAATTGCCTTCTACGTAGCCACGGCTGATTGGGGAGACAACAAGGTGTTGTGTACTTTCCCGTACAACATCTTCGACAACGGATTCATGATCCGCTGCGAAAGCGACCACTCAGTCACGGCGATCATCGGGGATGGATTGGGAGCGGATGTGATCGCAATTGCTGGTGACGCCCGAGACGCTTGGCACCATCTTCTGATCTCATGGGACACAGCGGCCGACACCATGACGATCTGGAAAGACGGAACGAAGGTTCAGGATGGTGCAGCCGCGACGCACTGGCCAACGGGGTCAAACCGCTGGGCCATTGGCGGCAGCGCCTGCCAGGCGGCGAAGATTGCTCTCTTCCGGTATTACCACGATACCACAATCACAGATGTTCATGCTGCGGCGTTGTGGGCCGAAGTTGGACGACTGTGGAACGCCGCATCCCAGGGCGTGAAGCTCTTGACTGTGCGCCCGGACTACCACACTTTGGTGGGCACGGCCTTGTCCATTCCGCTGACTGTGACGGGTGATTATGACTGGGTGAGGACGAGCAACGGGCGGGTGACATTCTCTTCCAACGCCCTGCACTTCACCCCTACATTTGCCGATGGCGGAAGGATCATGGACGTCACGGTGAGAGCGAATTCCGGCGCAAAGTACGATGCGACAAACCTCAAGATTTACGTACACCACGATCTTTCGCAGGTTGCGTCCATCACGCACACAGGCATGCCGGCCTGCGCGGCGTTCAGTCCGAAGCTCGTGGGATCGACTTGGCACGCGACCGCGCAAGAGTTAGGACTACTGTCAAAATTGGCGCACATCACGTCACCCGACCTGCAGACGTGGACAGAAGTTGACGACGATGCGATCGTTCCCGAGTCGGGAGGAGACTATCTGCTCGGCGCAAGCATTCTCCCTGTTGGTGCTGAGTATTGGGCGTACACGTCTGAGCGCATTGCGGCTGTCAGTTCGATCTGGCGCACGGTCATTAACGCAACCTTCACGACATTCACCAAAGACGATGCTGCTTGTATCAGCAACGCGCTCACAGGTGGCGTACCAATCAGCGGCTACAACCGGCCCCATGTGTTCAAGATCGGCAGTACGTTCCACATGTTATGTTCCGCTGTAGAAGCGGTGTACGAAATTGCCCACTTTACGTCGGCCGACGGGATTACGTGGACCACAGTTCCGAATCACAGTTTTACGTATTATGGTGTGGCGTTGAGCCGCTACGACCGTGAATGGGATGCTGGGTATTCGCGACTCGATCCGGGTGTGCTTCTGAACAAGACCGGAGTTCCAGCCGTGAACGCTCACGGCAATTACGAGCTGGTCTACGTTGTCTACTTTCTGGTTGGGCAAGCCGTGCATCAGCAGGCCGGATCGGCGCTCGCAGCGGATGGGATCAACTGGAAGATGCACCGCGGGTACATCTGGGAGCGTGACAATGTTCTGGGCGACGTCAACGTGATAGCCCTAGGCGCCACCGAAAGGCGAGTCCTCTGGTCCGAGGCATCTGGGGATGACCACGGATTCCGTGGGATTTTGTCACCGTAGCAACGCAAGGCATCCGTAAGATGGTCACGAGGTACATCAAGCGCGAGTGGCAGGTGGACGGAGTCCTGACGGATCCGACTTCTGTCGTCCTACGTGACGCGACGGGCACCTACGGGATCAAGCGCAATGATACGGATGCAATCGTAGTGGCATCGGGAACCGCGCTGACGAAACTCTCGACGGGGGTCTACCAGTACACGTTCGAGCAGCCGGTGGATGGAATCGCCTACACAGCGTGGGTCGAAGTCGTTTACCTCGGAGAGACGTATCGCTTCGAGGAGGATCTGGCGGGTACTTCAGCCGCCACCGATCTTACGATCGATTACAACGGACTCGTCGAGCTGATCGGCAGAAAGTTTTTCGGCAAGCGAGAGGACTTCTCAGCGGACGAAACAGCTGACATCGACGACATCATCAGGTTTGGCTTGCAGGCGGTCTATCGGGCTCACTCGTGGTCGTTCCTTCGCCCGACGCAGGACATCGTGACCGAGGCGGACGAAAGCACCTATGACCTACCCGCAGCATTCGACGGCTTTGACGACAACCTGTTGACGTGGCCGGAGGGCGAAGGGTACTACCCTCCCGTGCCGATTGTGCCCTGGAGCGACGTTCGGCGGAAGCGCATGCAGGACGACACGACGGGGCGTCCCGTATGCGCGGCAATCATCTCCACGGAATTCCAGCCAGCGATCGGGTCTCGAAGGCAGATCGTGTTCTACCCCACACCCGATGACGCCTACACTCTGTCGGCCGTCATGCGCCTGCGCTGGACGATGATTGACGCGACAGCCCCATATCCGATTGGTGGTGAGATCCTCGCTGAGGCGATCGCTGAATCCTGTCTGGCAGCCGGTGAACGGATGATGGATGATGCCCCGGGCGTACACTCTGAGGCATTCAAGGAAGCCCTGGTTGCGGCGATCCTGCAGGACAAAGAAACCACTTCACCGCCAACCCTTGGTCAGGATGGCGGGCCGCTTGACTTGAGCGGCCGGCAACTGTCGAGAGGTTACGCCATGGGCGATGTCACGTTCAACGGAGAGACGATGTAAAATAGGTGTGGTGTGTGTTCCTCCCGCCTGAGTGCGGGTTCCTCTTCCTTTAGAAAAGGATGTTCCTCATGTTCACCGCAGAAAACGTGCTCCATCGGATGTACGATGCCCCCTATCAGATGCTTGACCCAGGTGATGGTAAAACAATTTGGGTAAACCGCCAGTTTGCCACTGTCCCAATGGTGTCAGCGGCTGCCGAGACGCGGACTCTGGCCCGGCCGACCAAGGCGGGAGTGGTCGTCACGTTGTTACTGAAGACATACGCTGCCGGCGCAATCACGGTCACGGTCACCGGAGGTTACAATCAGGCGGCTGACACGGCCATCATCTTCAACACTACGGGCGACTGGGTACAGTTACAGTCTCAGATGAACGACGATGTCTACTGCTGGCGCGTGGTGGCCAGCGAGGGCGTAGCGTTGACGGGTGTTGAGAATGCCTTCGGCGGCGTGACGGCGGGAACGGTCACCGCCAGCAAGGGTCTCGTTGTGGACGCCAACAAGGCCCTTGATGAATTGGTGGTCTCAAAGTTGCGGCTAGCGATCACAGCAGTGACGGCTGTAGGTTCTGTCCAGTCGTTGGCCACCAACACGCTGTCCTACGGCCTTAACGTCGTTAAGGGTGGCGGAACTGACCTCGGGCTGACTTTGCCAACCCCGCTGACCGGCGGCGTGGTGGTGGTAAAGAACAACACCGCCAGCGCAGCGATCGTGTACCCGGGAGGAGTCGCCAGCACTTCCATTATCAACGCTTTGGCGACAACCACGGGCGTTTCCGTTGCCACGCTAAAGTCCCACACGTTCATTTGTGAGAACTCAACGCAGTGGTGGACGCTTCCGTTGGCGATTGCCTGAAAAAGGGGGGTCGCCGTGGTTCACTGTTCACTTGGGATCTGCACTCCGATCCCCGTCGAGCCATCAACCATTCCAGGCGTAACGCGTCTGGCTCGCATTACGCCGGAATGGCATCGTGCTCGATTGAGGCTCCTCAACCCGGTGGGTCACAACATCGCGGAAATCTACGTCGACGGCCAGAAGGTGGATGAAGCCCGAAATCAAGCCGCCCAGAAGGCCCTCGACGATGGGATGAAGTACCTGTTCTTCCTGGACTGGGACACGATTCCCCCTCCCGATGCGATGTCGAGGCTCTTGTACCATCTCGACAACCACCCGGACTATGACGTGGCGGCGGGGTTGTACTGCTCAAAGTCGCAGCCGCCATGGCCCCTGCTCTGGCGAGAGTGGGGCAACGGGGTGTCATGGGACTTTACGCTGGGCGAAGTGCTGACCGAGAGGGTGGTCGGGGTGCCGATGGGTTGCACGATAATTCGTGTGTCGGCGTTCGAGCGGCTGCCTGTCTGCGCGGAGAACCCTTGGTTCAAGACGATTCGTGGAACCGTGGACGACGGAAGCGGGATCGCCCCGGAATTCGGCACGGAGGACTTGTGGTTCTGTTTGCGGCTGGAAAAGGAACTGCACGGCAAGATCCTGATGGACACTGGGATCTTGTGCGAGCACATCGACCACGAGTCCGGGTGCCGCATATCGCTCCCGAAGAACTGCTTGCCACGCAACCGGGCGCGGGAAGTAACGCCGCACCACAAGGTGCTGCACATCGGCTGCGGACCCGTTGGAGTTGGGAAACTTCCGGAAGAGTTTGATCTGACGAAGTGGAAGGAGATTCGAGTCGACGTTGACCGGGAAACGAAGCCGGACGTGGTAGCGTCGATGACCGACCTGCGGTACTTTGCCGACGCATCCGTGTCGGCGATCTACTCCAGCCACACGATCGAGCACTTGCATCCCCATGAGGTGACTCGGGCGTTTGCAGAGTTCCATCGAGTCTTGTTGCCAGGCGGGATTGTGCTGCTGATGACTCCGGACCTCATCGCTGTGGCCGAGTCGATTCTGCGCGGTGACTTGGAGAAAATCGTTTACACCGTTCCGCACTGCGAGATCACGCCGCTGGACATCCTCTACGGGTATTCGAGGTTCATTGCGCACGGGATGCACTACCAGCAGCATCACATGGGGTTCTCTGCCGAGACGTTGAAGGCCAGGCTGGAAGCAGCTGGATTTTCGGACGTAAGCATTCAGCGTCAACCAGAAGCATGGAATCTGTCAGCCCGAGCCACGAAGCGATGAAACCATGAAGTCCAAAAGTCTTGATCTTCGTTTCCCGTCAGCCGGAGTGGTGCGGCGATTGGGACTCAGCGTTGTGGGGAACGGCCGGGACCCGTTTCCCACACCGTACGCGGTCAACGTGCGCCTTGAGGACAGCCTGACGAATCGACTTCGTGGTGGCACCTTCGTGGGTCAATCCGCCAGTTCCATTGACGAGCCCCGCTACGTTGCGCTGGTGACTGAGAACGGGGAACCGATTGTCACGGAGAATGGCGAGCCGATCGTGCTCGGTCCTCAGTATGGGGCTGCGACAGGCCATGGCCGGGTCTGGGTATCATCTGGCACCGACGCACCGCCTTCCGGGACAGCCGACTGTTTTCATCGCGCACGGCTGTTCCGAGTGGATGGCAACGCAATTCTCGTTAGCCGCTTGGGAGACGTGACTGATTGGGACTACGGAGGTGATTTTGAGGACTCCGCCAGGCCGACGATTCTTCAGTTGGCAGAAGCGGGCGATGTTGGCGATGACGTGGTGGCCCTGGCGCCGCACAAGGACGCCTTCCTGCTGTGCTTCACGGCCACCGAGACGTGGATCCTGACGGGCGATCCGGTCACGGGGATCCTCAGGAACGTGTCTCGGGAGGTGGGGATTATCGCGCCCCGGGCCTGGTGCAAGAATCACGACA